ACTACAACGCGCACGGTCTTGGCATGGGTCTTGGCCTTGGCCTGGGCTCTGCATACAATAACTAGGAGGTGATGGTATCATGTCTTACCCGAATGACCAAGAAGACGAGCAACTCGTCGCTATCAATGCGAGCGCACAGCACAATGTCGAGTCGGAGGATGTCGACTGGGTCGAAATCACGCTCGACGGCACCCCGACCCGACTCAGCGAGATTCTGCGCGACGAAGTCGGCCTCGCCGCCCGGTGGGGTATGTCGTTCCAAGACTGCCTCCGCACGATCAACGCTATCGTTTTTCTCGCGCAGGATAGCCGGGCTTCTGGGGAGATCCGTACCAAATCTGCCGATACGGTCTACGCTGAAATCCCTGCCGGCGTTGATTGGTACGTCCCTGCGGTTCGCCTGTATGATAAGTTCGTGTCTGGGTCGAGTACCGCAGTTCTGGCGCTCCACACGGACGCGAAACTCTATTCCACTTGAGGTGACTCATGGTTGAACGCATGTCAGGTGAAGCCGATTTCACATATTCCAATCCGCTCGGTGATTATGGCGACATCGACTCCGATGAGCGTGCGTTTATTTCCAAGCTCGAAGAGGACATCCGTCTTCCAGAGGACATCCGCTGGGAATACGAACGCTGGCCCGCAATGCGGGGTTATGTCAGTGATGTCGGGCAGTCGAAGGATACGCCCGATACGGTAACGACCAATCTGATCCTCCGCACCCAGTTCGCTGTGCAGGCGAACGTGATGCCACGCGATCCGGCGCCGAAACTGGTTCCCCAGGAATGGGTTCCGGAGTCTGATCTCGTTCCGCCAATCATGGCCCCGCAAGCTGCTGGCCAAATGGGGCCTGATCTCTTCAACGACTTCCCGCACGAATGGACCGTCTACACCAAGTCGCAAGAGATCGCGGTAGCGAAGCAGCAGAAGCTCGCCGGCCTCCAGCCGGTCATCTCCGGCATGGTGCAGGACAACATGACGCTCCCCATCGCATGGATCAAGATGCGATGGATCGAGGATTATGACCTCGACCCCATCGGCATGCGCCATGATAACGACACGCAGGTGACGGCGGCTCGGTACGATTCTCTCAAGCGGGCGTTCGACGACGAGGAGTTCGATGAGCATGATGCTCGTCACTACGAGATGCACGATATCAATCGCGTCTTGAAGGATTACCTCGCCGAAGAAGTGGCCGTCGACCTCGCGGAGAACCCTCCGCAGGATCAGGTCGACGCGTTCGGAAATCCGATTGAGGATGATGAACGCCTGCTCCAACTGCGCGATCTCCAGAGCGACGATCTGCTCGACATCGGCATGTTCGAAACGGTCCCGCACTATCAGGGCTTCTGCTTCGAGTCCATCGACCCCGAGGACGTGCGCTTCGACTGGCGCGTCACCAAACCAGAGGATATGCGTTTTGCGTGGTGGATGGCGCAGCGGGTGTTCATGCCCCCGAGAGAGATCGCTGAGAAGTGGAATCTGACCTCTGAGGAGGCCGAGGGGCTCTACCACACGGCCGCGCTCTACAACCGTGATGGGACGCCGAGCCGCAGCGGCGAAACCGAAGATAAAGCCGGCCGAGAAGAGCGAGATCGGTATAACCACATCGAAGACTCGACCCGTGGCAAGTTCATGGCGGTCTGGGAGTATTGGGACCGGCGCAGCGGGCTCGTCTACAGGTGGGTGCAGGGCTACGGCAAGCTGCTCGACAAGTTCAAGCCAGAAGGGGCGCCTCGTCGCTTCTTCCCGTTCTTCCATCTCATGATGAACCGGGCTACCGGTAAGGTCTTCGCACCGCCTGATAGCGAGCTTCTGCGCCCGCTCCAAGAAGAACTGAACATGCTCCGCACCCATGACCGGGAGGCTCGCAAGAGTTCCTACCCGCGCTACATGGTCACGAAGGGTCTGCTCAACAAGCGGGCGAAGCAGGAGATGCGGACGGCGGTCCCCTATTCGGTGATCGAGGTCGAGAAGGCGAACGATGTCGCCCAAAATATTCACGAACTGGTGCCAGCCACCTACGACCCGCGCCTTTACGATGGTAGCAGGGCGCGTCAGGACTTCGAGGCGATGGCCGGGTTGAGCCAATCGAGCCTCGGCATGACCGGCGGCGCCGAACTGGCCACCGAAGCGGCCATAGCCAACCAGCAACTCGGCATCCAGTCGAATATGCGGAAGGATACCGTCATCGCCCTGTACCGGGACATCTACGAGGCAATGTTCCAGATGAACGCGCAGCGCCTCGATGAGGGCAACCTCAAAGCCCTGGCCGGGCCGGGCGCTATCAACCTTGGTACCTCTATGGAGCGCGAGCAGATCCTGAACTGCTACGCCATCGACATCGAGGCGAGCCCGAACGACGAGGCTGAGAAGTCGTCCGAGCTCAAGAAGTGGCTCGATGCTACGACGGTCATCCAAGGGCTCATGCTACCCATCAACAGGATCGAGATCAGTAAGGAAGTGTTGCGACTTATGGGCTTGCGTACAAACCTGTCGCGCTTTATTGACCTCGCCGCACTGCTCGCGCCACCCCCAGAGCAAGCCCCAGCAGGGCCGGGCAACGCCAACAAGCCGGCCGGCGGCGGCAGGCCCGACCAGCAGGGCGACGAAGGGGCCGGCGGAGGCAGACCGGAGATGAGGAGCCAATCGGGCTCCCCCGGCCCTGAGAGCGTGCCAAACAGACCACAAGTGTGACGCTTCTTGCCCGAAGCGACATACAAACCTTGACCCCAACACAAGGAGAGAATACCATGGGAGACAACCAGCAGGGCGGCAGTGCCCCCGACGATGCTGAGGATCATATCGACGGCGAGCCCGAAGGTGACGGGAAAGATCAGGTCGTTGATGAATCTTTGAAGTCTGATAGTGAGGAATCCGACCCGCGAGAGAAGTTCTTCTCTGAGTTCGCGGCCGAAGACGAGGAAGTTCCTAGTGATCCCGGTGAGGATGACGACGAAGAGGAACCCGTCGACGGCGAAGGCGACGAAGAGGAAGAGCAGCCAGATAGCGACGAGGAAGAGGAAGACGATGAGGACGACGAAGATGTCGACCTTGGCGTTGATCTCAGCGACCTCGTAGAAGGGGATGAAGAGGAAGAGGCCGAGAGTGGTTTCGACCCCTCTGCCAGTATCCCAAAAGCTGTCTGGAAGAAGCTGCCGCAGGAAGCTCGGACTCACATCGACCGTTCTCGCCGCTACATGAAGCAGCAGGATCGCAAGCTCAAGACACTTGAGCCCCAGGCGCAATGGACCACCCAGGTTCTCTCTGCCGCCAACAAAGCCGGGGTTTCAAACGACGACTTGCTCGGTTGGATGGAGTTGGGTTTCCGAGCCCAGCAGGGCGATGATGCTGCCATTGGGCGCATCGGGGCTATTGCCGCCAAGGGCGGCTTCAAGCCCGATGTCGATCTCGATATGGGCGAACTCGACGAATACCTCGCCAACGAGGTCGAAGAGTTTAACCTGACCCGCGAGCAAGCGAAGGAGATCAAGGCCAAGTTGAAGGCCAAACCCGCAGAGCAGCCGCGACAGCCGCAGCAACAGGCCCAGCAGCCGCAGCAACAGGCCCAGCAGCCGGTGAACACGCAGTATGCCGAGGTGCAGCAGGCGGCTATGAATAAGATCGCCGAGGCCGACACCCGGTTCTCCAAGCGGTTTGGCAATAACTGGCCGAACATGCGTGAGCGCATCCGCAAGGAAGTGGTGCTCGCCCAAGCGGCAACGCCGACCACACCGGACCAGTGGCCCAAGCTGTGGATCAAGACGGCGGAAGCGGAAGCGAAGAAGACCCTGAAACGGTCGAAGTCTCGCCTACGCGGAAACTCGGATTCTCTCGGTCGTGGAGACAATGTGGGCACGCGCCCTGCGTCCTCATCTGACTCCGGCGACCCACGCGAAAGTTTCCTCCGTCAGTTTACCTCCTGAGCACATGACTGCTCAGGCACCTGACGGGAACCCTGAGCAGTCATGAGGAGATAAAAACATGGCTACCAATACCATCCTTCCGCAAGTGTTGCAGGCGTCCGCCTATGCAGCCCATGCGGAGGTCATGAACCGGCGCTCGCCGGATATTTTCGACCGCAAGCGCATGCCTTGGTGGTCCTTCCTGAACAAGCGCACCAAGGAACGCCACTTCACCCGTGGCAAGGTGATCCAGAAACTCCAGCGCGACGGTGGCCTGGACATCCAGCACTGGGACCGGCGCGATGTGCTCAAGTTCCAGGAAACCTTCATCGACGATGAGATGGTCTGGGCGCCCTACCGCAGCCACGTTGGCCTGGAGGTCGTGCATACCGATCTGGAGGATCGCGGTTTCGTCGTGATGCCGAACGAGCCTCGCGGCAAGAACTTCCCCAGCAAGATCAGCCGGGCTGATGGCGATATCCTGATGGATTATTTCAGCCAGCAGATCGAAGACATGTACGACGCCTGGGATGTGCGCCACGATGAGGAGCTTCTGACCGACAACAGCGCGGACCCCCTCGCTCCGGTCGGCCTCGACGCCCTCATGCCGCTGGACAACACGGTCGGCACCATCGCCGGCAAGGACCGCAGCGACCCGCTGTTCCGGCACATCGTCATCACCGGATCGACAACCGGCGCGTCAGGCACCCTGGAGCGTGACCTGAATCGCGGCTGCCGTCTCGCCGATGAGAACAGTCGTGGCATGCCCTCCTCGGTGGACATGATTATGGCCGGCGATGACTGGATCGACGCCTACGTCGACTACGCCAAGGCCAATGGCCTGCGCTATCAGCGCACCCTGGACGAGGCCAGCGGCGTCGACATCGGCACCCCCGACAGCAGGATCGAGTGGAGTGGCATCCCAGTCGTGCGGAACCCGACCTTCCGCACCCTGGACAGCAAGGGGCTCTACACCGGCACCGAATGGGCCAAGCGGTCCTACTTCCTGGCCAGCAAGACCTGGGAGTTCGCACACCAGAAGGGCAAGATGAAGAACTTCAGCGCCCCGCTGGACCCGAGCGATCAGCGCCTCAGCCGCCTCTCCCTCGACGGTCGTCACGTTCTGATCGTTCGCAAGCCGAACGGGCAGTTCCTCAATACGATCTCATAGCTGAGTCTCGGAGGAGGCTCAGGTTGGGATGCAGCCGACTCCAATGCTGCCTCGCATCACTTGTGGTGCGGGGCAGCTTTTGTAGGCTATCCCTACTCACTTTCCTACCCCAACAAGGAATCTCGCCATGACGAAAGTCGTCGAAGTGCCGAACGTGCGCGTCCACATCCCCAACCCGAAGGGAACGTCGCTGACGCTGTACGTCCCGCAGTATGAAGTGCCGCTACTCAAGATGCGGTGGAAGGGCGCTCTGACCGACCCGACCTCCCACCCCATCGTCACAGATCGCATCCCAGCCCGAGGCAGCGCAGCGGCCCGGTGCGAGTTCACCGGCCGCGACAAGTTCGCCGGCATGCGTCACACCCGCGTCAACTCGCTCGCCGACGAGAAGCGTCGTCTGGCCGGCAAGTATTACGAGGACAAGCGCACCGGGAACCCGATCTTCGATACGGTCTACCCGGTCCTGATGTTCGAGGAAACCGTGCAGAAGATGCACCCCAACCTCTTCGAGGGTGAAGAGGGCGTCATGCTCGGCGATATCGACGCGCCGGAGGACATTCTCGGCCAGCCCGAAGAGGCGCCTGAACTCGACGACTATATGCCGCCGCAAGACGACGCTGATGCTATCACCGACGACGACCGGATCGCCGACCTCTGCCGCCTCAAGTATGTCGCTGAGGCAACGGCAAAGCTCATGATCGAGGCCGGATTCGACAGTGTCGACGAGGTGGCTCAGACCGATCCCGCAGACCTCAGCCAGATGGTCAAGGGAATCGGGCCGAAGGAAGCAGTCAAGATCATCGACCATGCTGTCTCCCTGGAAACCGGGGATGGCAGCGCACCTCTGGAAGGATAACCCATGGCACTCGCGGTATCGCCAACCCTCGCAGAGTTGCGCCTCTCTGTGGCGACCCGCGTCAACATGGGTCGCCAGATCAGGAACTCGACCGCCCTCCACCCCATCGTCGATGAGTACATTCGTCAGGCGTTCAATCTGCTCATCAACGAAGCGAATTGGATCATCATGGAGGTGGGGGAGAGCATCGACCTCATCATGGGCCAGCACTCCTACGATCTCCCCGACAATATCGATGTCGGGGACATTCGTGAAATCACGGTCGAGAACATCTACAACCGGGAGCTTCCACTCGTACCTGGAGTAGCGTATTATGAGCGCAACGCCTACCGGGTTGACCGCAATCTCCAGGCTGCACCGACTGCTGAGGAGTTGGAAGCTCAATCGGGCCTCCCATTGCGGTGGGAGGTCATCGATCAACTGCTGCACATTTATCCGGCCCCGAAGACCACTGAATATCCGACTCTACTGGTTCGCGGCAAAGCGAAACCGCGTGAGCCCTACTCCGATGGTGATCGGTCCTTCATCGACAAGGAAGCGCATGTGCTTGCGGCTACGGTCGCTATCAAAAAGCACTACAAGATGGAGGGCGCCGACAACGACTCGGCGGTTCTCCAACGTCATCTGATGAATATTAGAGCGCAGGAGAGCGACGGCGAATCGGTGCAGATCGGCCCTGAACGCAGCCACCGTTATCCTGAACAGAACACCAGACTCGATAACAGCGACCGGGTGCTATTCTGGCCCGATTTCGATCCTTTCGCGCCGGTCAATAATCGTGGAGCTTGGTAATGGCTGACATCACTATTTCATTGTCCGGTCTGTCGACCGAGATCGCCGCTCTGATCGTCGGGAAGGTGGATCTCGGCTCGACCAATGCCGAGGGTATCTGTCGCATCCTCACCGGAGCGAGCGTGACCATCGTCGATATCCCGCTCGACACACCACCGGCATTTAGCCTTAGCGGCGACGACTATATCGCCAACGGTGTGCCGGCCCAAGGCACGGCTGTCGCATCCGGCACGGCTGCCAAGGCGCAAGTGTTGGACCGGGATGAGAATGTCGTATGCGAGGGTTCGGCGACCATCATCGGCGCTAACGGGTTCGCCCAACTGGACAGGTCGGAGATCGAGATCAACGATGTGGTCACGCTTCAATCCATGACGGTGACAGGCCCCTGATGGCCGGCACATCAGATATTATCGCCAAAGGCACCGTAACGGCGGTCCAGGCGTCATCTGATGTCAGGGTGGCGCAGACCTTTGATGTGGTCGCTAGCGGCAGAGTCACTCCGGTGCAAGCGGAAGCGCGGGTCGTCGTCTATAGCGGTGGCGACAGGGCGCCCTACACGGTGTTCCGCGATTACGCCGCTAATGGGCTCAAGGTGCTTGACGATGGACCAGGGTTGTTCGTTGTCGGTGGATGCACGCTTTCGCGTAAGGTCATCCTCATTAACCCGACCGCATTCCGCCAGATACGCATCGATTATGAGACAGATGATCTCGGTCTTCCGGTGGTCGATCTGCAAACGACCGATGAATATATTTTCGCCTTCCTTCACGATGTCGCCACCGGCCAGCGTGAAGTGCTGGTTCTCACCAACACTATCGAGTTGGCCGAGGTGTTTCGTGCAGATGTCACCGCTGGGGACAACTCGGGGTGGATCGCTGTTCGGGAGGATGCAGGCGTTTTCGCATACCCGTCAGCGAATGGCGAGGTCATCCTCCGACGCACTTCCGGCGATTTCGAGGTTATCGACAGCATCCGGTCTGTGGCTGGCGAAACAGCAACGGCAGTGTGGTTCCGGTATGTGCTTGATGAGCGCCCTGAAACGACTTTCAAGGTTGAGCGGATCTACTACCTCTATGTCCTGTGGAAAAGTTCTGCTAAAGCGTCGGTCATACAATATCAGAAGTATACCGATACCGGGCCGACAAGCCCTCGCGTAATCGAGAACGCTCAGTGGTGGGGTGAAGTACCTATCGCTGATGCCGAGGCACCCGTCAGGCTCGACAACCGGGGTAATAGCACTGTTCGCGGCGCGTCGGTCACAAATCGAGGACCGATCACCCCGACGTTTGACGGAGCTATCCAGATCGCGCCGAACGAATGGGCTACGCTCTGGGGCTGGAACAACGAGAACGATTCAATCGCTGATATACCGGCTGCGGTTTCTGGCATTACGCGAAATCATTTCATTGGTTCTGGCCTCCCTGTGGACGCGCAAGACATTCTCCCGAGGCTTTTTGCTCCTGGGCGAAATATCGGTGCAATTGTGCTGTTTACCGATGGCCAAGAGGTGAAATGGGAGCTTCGCGGGCACCCGGCCGGTGGCGTTGCGGTCACTGATTACACCATGCCGCCAGACCCTGACGCGATCCTCGCTTTCACCGGGTTTGCCGTCAAACAGACCCCGCCGACGCTCTATCGGTATGACTCGATGGAGCCACTCACGATCAGGCAGATAGAGGCGCTCCGGTTCGGTAAGATTCGGCTCAATAACGCCGGCCTCGGTATCGATCAGCAGAGCATCGTCAGGCACACTGATGAGCCGAATGATGATATCCCGAACAATGCCCGGTGGTGGCCCAGGGATACCGCGAGCCGCATTGCCGGCGGCGCTATCCAGGCGCATGCGGATGAGGGGCGCGTGTCCCGTATTTATGCCGATGAGCTAGAGCGGGAACTGGCGCAGGGGGTACTGTTCAATGTCCCCGAGTTTAATATCACTCAAGAGCCTATCAACTTCGCGGACCCGTCCGTCGCCCAGGCTGGCGAGCAGATGGGCTTCGAGGTCGGGGCCAGCGCAGACGCCAGTGTCATCGCTCTGTCGGCCGAGGAGTATGTGAATCCAGCGTTTCCCTATTCCAGGCAGGGTCGGGTATTCGTCTGGCTCCGTAAAGCGGATGGCACCTACGAGAACACGGACGTTTTCGAGGCTCCGTATCTCCAGAACCCGGCCTGGACGCCCGACGCCAACAACGCGTACTTTTCTCGGTATACCGAGGTCACGCCGGCCGGCGACATGGTATTTGTCGGGTCGAAGCGCGGCCCCGGCATCGCGGTTTTCAAGGTGGACGAGTTCGGCAAGGCGAGCTACTGGAAGACGCTTACATGGTCCGAGTATACTGCCATGCCGGTCGGAGAGCGGGCGCATGAAGCCCGGTTCGACAACACCGGCAAGTTCCACTTCCTCACAACCGCAGGGTTCTCCAAGGGCAGTTCGACCACCGCCGGCACATTCCATGTCCTCTACAGCGACGATAATTGGGAGACGTTCGAGGTGCGCCAAGGCGGTCAGGAGCGCCCCGACACCACCGGCAATACGGACAACTTGCAGACGCTCGATGTCTCCCGCGACGGAACGACCTTCGTCATCGGGGCGTGGGAGATCAATCGCCTGTATTCCTTCCGCTCGGACGATGGGTGGATGACCTATACCGCACATCAACTCGCCGCGCCGCCGGGGATCACCCAATACCAAGATGCGTATGCCGTTCCCGGCGCGGAGCGCATCTCTTTCGCCATTTCAAACGGGTGCAGCTACGACGGATTCCGCGTTATCAGCGCGAGCGAGCAAACTTGGGACTACGAGAACGGGGTTCCGCTCGCCAACGCATACGGCCAGCGCACCGGCACCGCATGGTATTGGCTCTACGAAGAGAGTTCGGACTCCTACAGTGGTCCCTATCAGATCCTCCCGCCCATCAACATCCCGTCACCGTCTGGCAACACCCTGTTCGGCGCCCCGCTTCGCATGAACGCGCCAGGATTTCGTTTCAACTGCGTGCTCAAGGGCTCCGGCGCGGGTCTTCTGGATGCCGTCTATCTCTACGGCATCCACGACGGTGAGAACCGAAAGATCGCGGAGTTGGCCGATGGGTTCATTTTCGAGTCTGCCGATACCCGTTGGGCCTGGGACCGTGATCTGCTCGTCGTGGCCAACAAGGGCGAGGATAATCCTGATAGCGGGGAAGTCGATGTCGGCGCGTTCCGCGTCATAGAGTTCTCGGAGGCTCCCTGATGCCTAAAGGCAAGCCGATTTCAATCGAGGAGTTCGCCGGCCTGGACTTGCGTGCGGTTTCCACCCGTGCAGATATCAACTCATTTCGCATCGCCAAGAATCTCGAACTGACCTCGTCAAAGGGCGTCCGCACCCGGCCCGGCAGCCGCATTATCGCTCAAGCCAGCGAGTTCTCTCGCGGGTTGTATGCAGCAAACGGGGTGCTCTATTCGGTGGCGCCTTCTGGGTATCCGACTGTTTACGATACGCAGAGCACGCTATTGAAATATGTGTTCATCGGTGATGGCAACGGCTATGACGCGGATTATTTGAACGCGGTGCTCGGGTTCGAGACGTATAATGAAAACTCGGTCGGCCTCGGCATCCCCTATGTGGTGACGAGGAACAAGGTCGGCATCATCGAGCACCATTATTATGATGATATCCCAACTAACGGTCTGGACATCACGAACACGCTTGTCGACCTCCCTTTCTACCCCGGCCCAGGTCTTACCAAACTGAGCGAGCGCCTCTACAACGGGTCGAACGCTGATGGCAATATCCATTATTGCCAGATCGGAGATCCGCGAGACTGGGTCGCATCGGTCAGTATCGACGGGCCTGGATTTATCCCGTTCAGCCGGCATTCACCCAACACCCAGTTCTTGCAGGGGCTGACCTACTTCCGCAACCTGCTCGTTGCGCTCTTCGCTGATTCGATGCAAATCTGGTCGGTCGATACCAACCAGGGCAATATCAGCCTTGTCGAAATCCTCAATGGCCCAGGCACGCTCTACGAGCGTGCGCTCGCCAACGTTCTTGGCGATACCTTCTATTTCAGCCGTGGCGGGTTCCGCTCACTCCGGTCTGCATCTATCGAAGGTGAGCGTTTCGAGTCTGATATCGGCGTGAAGATCGAGAGCCTGTCAGATGATCTCCCGGTTGATCCAGAGCCGGTGGCGAAGTGGTTGCAGTTCAGGGGCTCGTACCTCTGTTCCTTCGGTAATCAGGTTCTCCAGTTCAAATATATCCCGTCCGAGGAGGTCTTCGGTTGGACGCTGTGGGAGCTCCCTTTCACCATTACGGATATCGTTGAGAGCGGCAGCAATCTGTTCTGCCGGGATAGCGACCACAATATCCGCGAGTTCAGTGATGACCTCGACAATGACAGTGGCGTCCCGGTTGACTGGGAACTCAAGACGCAGTTCATCGCTCGCACCGGTGAGGCGATGCTGTGGAACTTCGTCGATCTGAGCATGGGCATGGACGGCGAGGCCCGCATCTACGCCTACCCATTGCAGGAAGCACCGGATGAACGCGACGACCTCGGTGTGTGGTCTGGTACTTCCGATCCGCATGAGCGGGTGTACCTTTCCTACACGGCCCCCTCGCTAGCTATCGGGTGGGCGGGCACAGGCTTTTGGCAACTCGATGCATTCTCACTGAGAGTGAATAGGTTGGAGGCATAATGGGTTTTCCCCCTCAATATCGGCCGAAGTTCGATCTCGCCCAGGCTATCGCCAATGGCGATATCCCGTCTGCCACGGAGTTGGCGACGGAGCTTTTCAATGCCGCCGCATCGATCAACGAGTCAATCTCATTCATTCGGTCGATATCCACGGCAAATCAGCGTGTTGCTCCGGCCCAACTCAATGCGACGACGTTCGTCATCGAGGATGAGCAAACTGGCAGCGCCGCGCAGACCGAGATCCTGTACCAGAATAGCGTCACGGTCGACCCCTTGCTGGAGACCGTTGGCGTTTTCATCAACGGCGAACGGCTCCCGCCGAGCGATGTGACGGTCGCTTCTGACCGCGTGACGGTCACGCCGGCCTTGACCGGCGGCGAAGAGATACTTCTGGAGATCCACGACAACGCCGATTCGGTGTTCTCGAAACTCGGGTCCATCAGCGCCAACCTCGGCGCCAGCCTCGTCGGTATCGAAGACATCGACGGTCTGTACGCCTCCTCGAATGTCGAGGAAGCGTTGGCTGAGGTCAAGTTCGCGCTCAACACCTTCGTCGCTCTGGTTGGTGATCTGTCGAAATACCTCCGCGCCGATGTTGCGATCCCCTGGGAAGTCGACCAAGATGCCGGTGGGTACAAACTGACCAACGGTGTGGAAGGCACCGACCCGACCGATTTCGTCATTTTCAGACAACTGAGCGATATCATCGAACAGTTCGTCGACCTCGGTGGCCGCTTCCTGCCTATCGCAGGTGGCGTGATGAACGGCACGATCAGCATGGCTGGCAACGCGATCACCGCGTTGGTCGCCACGCCGACGACCGCCATTGGCGACCCCGGCTATTCCTCGGTGGCCCGGTACGCTGCGACCAAGGAGTACATTGACAATATCGCGGACTCCATCACAGGCGGTGGTGGTGCGCTTGACGGCTACCTGCCGCTTGCCGGCGGGACGATGTCCGGCGCTCTCGATATGGACGGTAACGAGATCCAGGGCATCCCGACTGCGGATGCTTCTGGCGAGCCGGTTGAATATGACCAGTTCACAACGGCTATCAGCGGCATCGGCAGCGTCACGGCGCAGAGCACTACACAGGTTATCTCGAACACTTCGTTCGATATCGGCGCCCTTCCTGATAACTCTATTCTTCGGGCGGTTATCGACTTCGAGGATGTCGACCATACCTATGTCGTAGAGTTCACCCTCTTTGCGATCGGCAGCCGGTGGTATCCAACGGGCGAAGTCTACGAAAAGAGCACGGACAAGGTTGGTGGCGCTACGGAGGCCCGGTGCAAGAACTGGGATCAAGAACAGGTGGGTGTGTGGCGATGCGACGGCGATGTCGGCGCGAACTTTAGCCTTGAGTTCGACTTCACATCGAGGGATTTCGCGTGCGTTCTCACAACCGGCCAGACCGGCTCTGCATTTTTGAACGTGGCGTACAATGGCTTTTCGTTCTGAGGGGGATGAGTAATGCCGATTGAACAAGAGCAGAACCAGCAATCCGCTATCGCCGGCATCGGCGATCCTATTCCTGGCAATATGAATGACCAGTTCGGTGGATACCAGACGTTCTTGCCTGACCCGAGCACGCAACAAGTTGCGGGCGACCTGAACCAGCAGTTCGATCAGTTCGCCAATCAGGCGAACCCGCAGTTGGAGCAGCAGATCGACGAGGCCGGCATCAGGGCCGAGGCTACCCGGTCCCAGTTGGAGAACGCCGGGCTGCTCGGCCTTGCCAATCAGTTCCGGCAGGCCCGGTCGGCGATCAACAGCAATGTCGCCCGACGCGGCACCCTCGGTGGCAGCTTCCAGATGGGCCAGGAGATTCAGGCCGGCGAGGCGGCACAGCGCGGCGCTGCCGATGTGACCGCGCAAGCGGCCTCGGCAGCGGAGCAGCAACGGCTGGCCGAGATCGCCCCGCTCTATGGGTTCCAGATGGACCTTGCCGGTGGTTCGCCTTTCGCCGACTTGAGCCGCGACCTCATGATGCAGGACCTCCAGCAGCGCGGTCAAGGCGCCCAAGGCCAGTTCGACATCAACTCATCCATCGAGAACATCCGAGCCGGGTCTGAAATGAACCGGGCCGGTAATATCAACAGCGCCCTCCAAGGGCTGGCTATGGGCGTGCAGGGTGGGATCACCGGCTATCAGAACCAGCAGTACATGAACAACTTGCGTGGTATCTATGGCGGTGGCGGTGGCGCTCAATTCGGGTTCAACAGCGGCAATCTCCAGAACTACAATCTACCCGGTGGTGATATCCTCCAGAGGAACCCCAACTCTGGCGTATCGGTAACGCTCTAGGAGGCTATGGCATGCCCGCTTTTCTTATCCCTGCTGCCATTGGAGCCGCAGCGCTTATCGGTGGATCGATCCTCCGCAAGGACGCATCAGACCGTCGTGAGGGCGCCCTGAACAACGTCATGGATGCCCGCCAGCGGGCATCTGGCCGGTTCAACGAGCGCCGCAATGACCTCCTGACCGATGCGCTCGGTCAACTCCCCGGCTTTGCCGAGCGCCGACAAGGGCTGATCGGCGATGCCGTCACCGGCCTCGGAGGTCGGGGCGCTACTATCGATAACGCTACCAATCAAGGCCAACAGCGCATCCTCGACAATGCCGCCGGAATGGACCTCTCTACGGCCATTCCTGGCGTTGGCGGGCTCGACACCGGGGCCGGCGCTCAGAGGGCCATGGCGGCGCAGGGAGCGCCCTTGACGGGCGCTTTGCAGGGGTTGTCGGCGAGCCAGATGGGCCAACTGGCCGGGCAACGTTCCACGGGGAACATTATGCAGCAACTGGGGGTCGGGCAGACCCAACTGGGCCGCGATCTCGGAAACTTCCAAGGCGATCTGTCCATGGCTCAGGCCAACATCGGCCTCCAAGACCTCCTGAATAGCCTCTTCATGAACGAACGCTTGCAGAGCGCCTCTCAGGTTGGGGGCCGATCCAACGCTGTTGGTGGCATGATGCAACAGGTCGGTGGCAGTCTTCTCGGCGGTGGCATACAAAACTCGGTCTGATAGGATATCGCTATGGCCCAAATCAGTCGTGAACAGGTCCAGTTCGGGGTAGTCCCTGGCCTCGCCCGCTTGGGTGAGGTTCTCGCCAATGCGCTGAACCGGCAATCTGACCTCAATATGCGGCTTGAAATGGCCCGCCTCAAGCAGGGCGCACCATCGTCCGACCTCCCTAGCGGCAGCCGGTTCGAGCGGGTGCGAAGGGATCTCGAACGAGCGCAAGCGGACACCAATGAGGCATCGCGCATCCCGCAGGCCCCCACCGGAGAGGTCGACCTGGTAACTGGCGAAGAGGTCATGGCTCCCGATGTCTCTTCGGGGGCCAAGATGGTTCAAGGCAGCAGCATGGCCGGCACCCTCCCTCCCCCGCCGGAGGGCGCGGGCGAGCAGGAGGTGGCCAACTACACCCGGTTCATGGGCAAGGTCATGACCCCGATCCAGGAAGGGCTCACGCGCATCGGCACCCTCTACGACTCTGCCACCGAGGAGGGGAATGCGCCGATGACGAAGAAGATCACCGAGGGCGTCCAGAACGCGATACTCAACGACAGGATGAGCCCCCAATCGGTCGTGTCGTCTGGCATCCCCGAGTTGACCAAGCTGTTCCACATGACGGAAACCAACCCTGGTATTCTCAGGGAGGTCATGAGCTTCTACGCTACCGGCGATCAGGTCCAAGACAGCCGGGCGCAGCGCCTGATTGACATGGTGGACAGCCTCGGCATCGATCCGCGTCAACTCGGTAACATACCGGGCCTGCTCAATCAGCGGGTGCAGGAAGCTATGGAGGGTCATCAGGCGCAGAAGCTCGCAGACACCCCGCCCGTCGAGCGGGTCAACGCCTTCGCCAAGATGGTGAACCCAGAAGTGCGAGCCATACCGGATGGGGAGATCAACCTCGTCCAGAACCGGGCCAATCAGCGTTTCCTTTCCGGCAAGGAAGCGATACCTGGGCATCAACCGACGATGGGCCAGTTCGCCGTCAACGGGCAGCCCCGCCCAGACCTGAACCCCAACCCTGGGTACGTCAAGCCGGTCGAGGTTGATAAGGTCTATGGCGAATATATCGCTGCCGACCCGAACAACCGTAACTACTTCACATGGGTCCGTGATACCGAAGGGGGGCAGGCCCACGATGACGAAGTCCTGAATGTGATAAATCAGGCATCCGATGTGCGCGGCATTATTACTCGCGGCCTTGAGCGGGCGCAAGGTCGGGCAGTCGGTGGCGGCGTTATTGCACCGATGTATGGGCTCGACGGTATGCTGGGCGGTAAGCAGGTAGAGGCTGGCGTAGGGCAACGGACATTGTTGTCAAAACGGCAGGGC